AAAGTAATTGAGACGCCCTCTCAGACACAACTTTCCCCATTTCAATCGACAACTTTTGCAAGAACGTACGAACACAAATATTCTCATTACAAAACTTCTCATTACAATTATTCTCATTACAAAACTTCTCATTACAATTATTCTCATTACAAAACTTCTCATTACAATTATTCTCATTACAAAACTTCTCATTACAAAACATGTGGTTACAAATTAAATAAATATTAGTCAAGTGAAATGTAGTAAAAGTATTGAGTATCGTATCGAGTTGTGTTATAATGAAGGTAAGTCAAAGGAGGGGTGTGCGGTGGAAAGCTATAAATTAACTGAATATGAAATTAAAATAATTGAATATATTAGAACTGAATATTTCAAATTTCATGTAGATTCATATATAGATTATGACGATTATTGTGATGACATAATTCAATGTTTAAAAGAAGATTTATAGTATATTAATACAACACAAAACAACACAAAACAATAGGAGGATACAATGAGTAACAAAGTAACAATAACTGAATTTCAAATACCAAAAGACGTACACGGTGGATTATCAATAATTCATGATAGTATAAAGGAAGAATATTACATTTCATTTAGAACTGAACATGAAACGGTGTATATTCCAATAAGTAAACAAGCCTATATTGAACTATTAAATTCTTAATATATTAATGGGATATAGGGGGGTTTACAAATGGCTAAAGTTAAAGAAACCGATTGGAAATCAATTCGGTCAATGACTGAGGAACAACAACAACAAGTTTATAATAAGTTAGCTAAAAGAGCAAATCAAAGAATTAGAGATATAGAAAATAAATCAAAATTACATTCTCATGCGGCTGATAAAGCTAAAATGTTCTTAATGGACACATATGGAAGACCAACATTTAAACAAACTAAAAATATAAGCGGTATAGAACTTAAAGAAAATCTACGAGTTTTAGAAGATTTCTTTACATCGAAATCTTCTACCGCAAAAGGAATTAAAGCAACTCAAAAACAAAGAATTGAGACATTAACTGAAAAAATTACTGATATTAATGATAAAAAGAAATTTAAGTCAATGATGAAAGACGCAACTTCTAAAGCTCAATTTTTTACTTTTCTAAAATCAAGACAATATCAAAATTTACTACATACAGTAGATTCAGACCAACTGATAGAAGATTTTACAAAAGCACATGATGAAGGTTTTTCATTAGAGGAAATCATGCAACAGTATGAAATATATCAAACAACTGAACTTACTTTTGAACAACTGGAAGAACGTAGAGCCGAAATTAAAAAGAATGGAATATCATTTCAATGAGAATGTTAAAAGTACCAGTAATTGAGTTAAAAACTAAAAAAGTAACGTCTTATATAGAAAAAGTATATAATGTAGATGACTTTCCATATGACCGATATAGACAAGCTTCACGTAGTTATAAAAATAATGTAAGTTACTACAATATTTCGGCGGCTTTTGATATCGAGACGACTACAATTGATGGTATAAAAGATGAAAAAGACAAGTATATTATTCCACCTTACGGTTTTATGTATCAATGGCAATTTTGTGTAAAAGATACAGTTTGTTTCGGTAGAACATGGGAGGAATGGTTAACTTTCATGAAACGGTTAAGAAGAGGTTTACAATTAACTGAAAATAAAAAACTAGTAATTTATGTTCACAATTTATCATATGAATTTCAATTCATGAAAGATTTTGTAACAATAGAGTCTTTATTTGCTAAGGATGCACGTAAAGTAATGAAAATGGCTACTAAATGTTATGAGTTTAGATGTTCGTATTTTCTTTCAAACATGAATTTGATTAAATTTTGTGAAAATAGTGAACTATGTGTACATTATAAAATGTCAGAAACATATGACTATAAAAAATTAAGAACTCCTAAAACTGAATTAAGTGATGAGGAACTAGCATACTGTTATAACGATGTAAGAGGTTTATGTGAATGTATTGATACATTATTACGTGATGATGATATGCATACAATACCTCTCACCAATACAGGTTATGTGCGTAGAGATTTTCGAAAAGCAATGAAGGCGAATAAAAAGAATCGTATATTATTTGAAAAGACCCAATTAAATGTAGAAGAATACCAAATGTTACGTAGAGCTTTCAGGGGTGGTAACACACATGCTTCACGTTTCCATTCAAATAAAATACATGAAAATGTAAATTCTTATGATATTCAATCTAGCTATCCAGGTGTAATGCTTACAGATGAATTTCCAATTGGTAAATTTATGAAAGTTACATTAGATACAAAGGAAAAACTAGATAAATACTGCAATGAATATTGTGTAGTCCTTGAGATAGAAATAATTAACATTAAAGTTAAGGAAAATGTTGCAATACCTTACATTGACATTGCACATTGTATAAAACAATCAAAAATCGTAAATGACAATGGTAGAGTATTAGAAGCAGAATATATAAGTTTAACTTTAACAAATATTGATTTAAATATTATAATGAACACATATGATTTTACTGACTTAATAGTTGTAAATGCAATGTATTCAAGAAAAGGAAAACTTCCTAAAGAGCTTAGAGAAACAGTCATGAAATTCTACACACTTAAAACAGAATTAAAAGATATTGAAGAAAAAGAATACGAATATAGTAAAAGTAAAAATAAAGTAAATAGTTCTTTTGGTATGACTGTAGCTGCACTAGATCATAGTGAAATTTTATACTGTAACCATGAATGGAGTGAAATTAAACCAGAGTTAGAAGATGCTCTAGAATCATATTATAAAGGACGTAACAATTTCCTTTCTTATCAATGGGGTGTATTTATCACTGCAAACGCAAGATTACATCTACAAAAGTTACTTGATAAAGTTGGAACTGATGTAATATATACAGATACTGATTCTATCAAATTTATAAATCATGAAAATATTAAATATTTCGATGAAGCTAACAAAGAACTTATTGAAATTGCTATTAATAATGATATACCAGCTTTTGCAACTGATAAGAAAGGTATTGATAGATATATGGGAATTTGGGATTGTGAAACTGAGGGAGATAAAATATATAGACGTTTTAAAACGCTAGGAGCAAAGAAATATTGTTATGAACAATTAGGTGAAGTTAAAGACCCTATAACTGGAAAAAAAGAAAAAAAGTTATTACTACACACTACAGTTTCTGGAATGCATAAAAAGAAGGGAGCAAAAGCAGTAGGAAACATTGAAAATTTTAACATTGGAACTACTTTTACCGACGTTGGCCGTACAACTTCATGGTATAATGAAGATGAGATAAAAACAATCACAATAAATGGAGACACTTTTACAACTGCTTCAAACATTGGAATAGTTGATACTACTTATACGCTAGGTATCACAGACGAATATTTTGAAATTTTAGAAGAATATGTTGATAATCTAACGGATATGTATTATAATTAATACAGAAGTACAAAATACAACACAAATAAAGGAGAGAAAACAAAATGGCAAAAGAGAAGAAAATCAAAAGGACAATAATTATAGGATATAAATATGATGTACTAGAAAAGAATGGTTCAACTATGGAGATTCTAGGAAGTATAGTAAATGATTCTGTTATTAGAAGTATTAAAGAGTCAAGAAATGTATTAGTAGCTAATGGATATGATGAAGATTGTGTACTAGTACAAACAGGACTTGAACAAAAGGTTTACGAAATGCCTGAGTCAACCTTCATGCAATATGCTACAGTAGTTGAAGATATTTAAATTATAAAGTAAAGAAAATAAACAAAAATAAACAAAAATAAAAGAAAGATATGAGGTAATTAAGATGAAAATAGTACAAAATGTAAACTTTCAATTAAAGGAAATAGTAAATTGTGAAACGGCAACAACTACAATAAATTCATTAAATAACAAAGAAATTATAGTAACTGGTTTTCTAATAGGACTTAAAGAAACTATAGAGGAAGAAACTGGAGAAGTTAAAAATTTAAAGATTGGGGTTCTTAAAACTGATGATGGAGAATTAATATCTACAATTTCCCCAACTGTTATTAACTCAATGGAAACAATAATTAATGCATATAAAGATATAGACCAACTTGAAGAAATTGGGAAAGGTCTATTGATTGGAATAAAAACGGCTAAGTCTACCAAAAGTAGGAATTTCATATTTTTGGAGTTAATATAATGACAAAGTATTACGATTCAAAGAAAATATTATCAATGAAAGATTTAGACGGCTTGGAGCCGTCTATTTATTTGATTACAAGTAATAGAAGCGCGGGAAAAACAACACACTTCTTACTTAAATCATTGGAAATATTTTTTAAAGATAAAAGAAAAACCGCACTACTATATCGACATCAATATGAATTAAGTAGTGCGGGTAGTCTATTCAAAAGTGCATTAAAAATATATGATCCAAACGGAGAACATGAAGTAATAACGGTTTCACATGCTAAAGGACTATTTTATGAATTTTTACTAGATGGCAATTCATTTGCTTTTGCTCTATCATTATCTAATGTAGATGCACTTAAAAAATATTCACCACTTTTTAATGAAGTGGACATGTGTATTCTGGACGAATTTCAAAAAGAAGATGGTGTTTACTTAAAGAATGAAGTGGGTAAACTAGAGTCTATATTGATATCAATTGCACGTGGAGGTGGTGAGCAAAGTAGACCAATCAAAGTTTTTCTACTTGGTAATAATGTATCAATGTTAAATCCATATTTTGTTAAATTTGATGTTAATAGAAGGTTTAAATCAAATACTAAATTTATACGTGGTCGTGGATGGATATGTGAGTTTAACTATAATGAAAGTGCATCTAGTGCAATTAAAGAAAATGCATTATTTAGGGCATTTGACAGTGATTATATGCGAACCAGTGCAGACAATAAAAAATTATTTAAAGAAGATGAATTTATTGAAAAATGCGTCGGCAAAACAAAATACTTGTTTACTATTAAACATGACGGACAATTGTGGGGTGTTCGTGAAGAAATGGCAACAGGAAAAGTATTTATTACTGATAAACATGAGAGTTCATGTAAAACCATTTTAGTGTTTACTAGTGGACAGCATGCAACTAATACTGTGATGGTTAATAGATATTCTTTTTCAATGATTAAAATTCGTGAAGCATATAATTTAGGCTTGTTACGTTTTAGTAATCTAAATGCCAAAAATGTAATTTATGACATACTAGCTCTTGATTTTACTAAGTAAAAGTAGTATAATTTAATTGTGGAGTTGGTTAGATTTACTAATAGAGTCGGTACCGCCAGTGAAATGGTCGACTCGTGGGGTGGTGTCTCACACTAGCCACCCACTTTATTTACATATCATATTTATAATACATATCAAACATCACCTTTTATAATACCTTCACATATTTACAATTCATATCATATTTTATACATATCAATAAAGGAGGTGATTCTATGGGAATAAATGAAATGGTTCAATTAGTTGGGACACTAGGTTTTCCGATTTTTATGTGCCTAGCACTTGCCTATTATGTTAAATATACAACTGATAGGCAAAGAGAAGAAGTGTCGAAACTTAATGAACAACATCAAAACGAAATTCAAAATGTCACGTATGCAATTAATAACAATACTATAGCTCTTACTAAACTATGTGAAAAATTAGATATAAAGGTGGCGTAGAAAATGAAGTTATTCGGAATTGACGTATCACATTACCAAGGCACTATTGATTGGAATACAGTTAAATCACAGATTGATTATGCTATATTATCAGTTGGTTATGGTGATGACTACACATATCAAGACGATAGACAATTTAAACGAAATGCTGACGAATGTACAAGACTCGGTATACCTTTTGGTGTATACATTTACTCTTATGCAACTACAGTGGAACAGGCTAAAAGTGAAGCAAATCATGTGCTAAGACTTGTAAAAGGGTACAAGCTATCATTACCAGTTTACTACGATTTGGAAGATGAAGCAACAACAGGTAAATGCAGCAATAGCCAAATAGCTGATTTTGCTGAAACATTTTGTAACATCATAGAAAATAATGGCTATGAAGTTGGAATATATGCAAATACTTATTGGTTTACTAATAAATTAACAGATATTAGATTTAGTAAGTATAGCAAATGGGTAGCACAGTATGCTAGTTCATGCACATATAATGGAAACTATTCAATGTGGCAGTATGCTAGTGATGGGAAAATAAATGGTATAACTGGCAATGTAGATGTGAATTATTACTATCAAAGTATTAATAATGAAGTTGCCGCAACTACAAGTAATGAATATGAAGAATTTGGCACAGGCTACGTTCAAGTTGATGTACTTAATATTAGGGACAAGCCTTCAACTAGTGGAAATATAGTTGGAACTTATACAAAAGGTGAAACTTTTAAATATAATTATGTTATTGTGAATGAAGGTTACACATGGGTTAGATACACATCTTTCAGTGGCTATATTCGCTATGTAGCAGTAGTTAATAACAACTCGGGTGAGATATATGCGAACTACTATTAATAATTTAGCTCTCAAAAATGAAGTTTTACAGGTTATAAGTGAAAATAGATATTTAACACTGGATGAGATGGAAGGTAATGCACAATATATCCTAGACTATTTCTTAGCTAAAGGTTGGACTAAAGAGAGTATATGTGGGATGCTAGGAAATATGCAATCGGAAAGTACAATAAACCCTGGAATTTGGGAAAGTCTTTTGGAGAATAACATGCAAGGAGGCTTCGGCTTGGTTCAATGGACTCCCGCATCAAAATACACTAGTTGGGCGGATCAAGAAAGTTTTTCATGGGGGGATGTAGATGGACAATGTAAAAGAATACAATATGAAGTAGATGAAGGGCTACAATGGATTTCTACCTCGCAGTATCCAATGAGCTTTGAGGAATTTACAAAGAGTACAGAGAGTCCTTATATACTTGCGATGGTTTTTATTGCAAACTATGAAAGACCACTTGAACCTATTCAACCTATTAGGGGATTACAAGCCGTGTATTGGTATGAGAAATTAACAGGTGGAGTTATTCCAGAACCTAAACCTAAGCAAAATAAGATGCCTATATGGATGTATGGGCGATTATTATAAAGGAGGAATATAATGTTAACAAATAATGGTATGACAAAAATACTTAAACGAATGATGGAAACCTATGGATTAGATATTGAAGAAGATATTCAAAGAATACGTGACGATTTTTCAGAACGTGAAGGGATACTTCGAAATTATGGTGATTTCCCCGAAGATGAAGACCTTGACGATTTTGATTTTGTAGCTCGTGAAGTTGAACAAGTTGATGGAGATTACAAAGAACGTTATGATGAATTACTTAAAAGTAATGAGGAGCTAAGACAAAGATATATTGACAGATTCTTCAACGGTGTTGAACCATCCGAAGAAAAAGCAGAGGAGCAAGGCGAAGAAATTATAGAAGAACAAATAGAAGATGTTCAAGACGATGGAACAGAGAAAACTATAGACGATTTATTTGAAAAAGTGGAGGGATAAATTATGCCAATTAAACCAAGTGTACAAAATTTAACTGCTAGTAGTCCAGATATTTTAAATAGTATTAGAAATAATTTAGGTGGTCAATATGCAAGTATGATACCAACCGCATTTAATACAACAGAAAGTATTAGAGAAATTGGAAATATAATGATGCAACACCAACCATTACAAAATGACTTTCTAAGCGCATTAGTTAATCGTATAGGTCGAGTTATGATTACATCTAAAATGTATAGTAACCCTTGGGCGGGATTTAAAAAAGGTTTACTTGAGTATGGTGAAACCGTTGAAGAAATTTTTGTAAATCTATGTAAACCACACGAATTCAATCAAAGTATTGCCGAAGAAGAAGTTTTCAAAAGAGAAATTCCCGACGTTCGTGCGGCTTTCCATACAATGAATTATAAGAAATTTTATAAAACAACCGTAAGTAATGACCAACTAAGGCAAGCATTTTTAAGTTGGGAAGGTGTAACAGATTTAATAGGTAAGATTGTAGACGCAATGTATACTGCCGCTGCATATGATGAGTTTATTACTATGAAATATTTAGTAGCTAGAGTTGCGTTAGATGGGAAAGTTTATTCAAGTAGTATTCCAGAAATCAATGCAACTAATGCTAAGTCAATTGTATCTCAAATCAAGGGAATTTCTAATAATTTAGAATACTTATCAACAGAATACAATTTAAATAAAGTATCTACTCACACAATGAAAAGCGACCAATTTATTATACTTAACAGTGAATTTGAAGCATTAATAGATGTTGAAGTTCTTGCAAGTGCTTTTAATATGAGTAAAGCTGAATTCATGGGTAATAGAGTTGGAGTAGATAGTTTTGCAAAAGTAGATACGGAAAGATTAAATTTATTATTTAAGGATGACCCAAAGTATATTCCGTTTACTGCTGATGAACTTAAGAAACTTGCAACTATTCCAGCTATTGTTATTGATAGGGATTGGTTTATGATTTTCGATAACTTTTACAATATGACTGAACAATATAATGGACAAGGACTTTATTGGAATTACTGGTATCATACATGGAAAACATTCAGTATATCTCCATTTGCTAATGCTATTCTATTCAGTACTGATAAACCAGTTATTACCAGTATAAGTGTTTTACCTAATGCAGTGACATTACCGAAAGGAACTTCAATGCAACTTATAGTAGATGTAGATTCAACTGGATTCGCTCCAAATAGTGTAGTATGGATAGATAATGGTTCACTAAGTTATGTAGATAAAAATAACATTCTATACATTAATAAAGCTGAAACTGCAACTTCTCTTGATTTTGAATGTGTTAGTACTTTTGACTCAACTAAATCAGCAAAAGTTACTGTAACAATAGTATAGGAGGTTTATTATATGAACGTTAATCCAACGACTCCAATCACGTCGGTAAAAGTATTGCGTAACGTTCCTTTGGATAAATCTTATACAGACACGTTGGACTTTTCCGACGTGTCTTCTCAAATCAGCTATTTTACATCAAAGGCAAAATTCACTTTTACAGATTTAAAACCAGTTAGATTACAGAATGCAATTAGTTTACCTATAACCGCTGATAGTGTTTATGATTGTAATTATATAATGTTTCAAAATGCAAATTTCGGAACCAAATGGTTTTATGCTTTCATAAATGAAGTTAATTTTATAAACGTTAATATGTGTAATATTTCAATTGAAATAGACGTTTGGCAAACATGGCAATTTGATATAACTGTAAAACCTTCTTTTGTAGAAAGGGAACATATTCAAAGTGATATAGTAGGGGCAAACTTAGTACCCGAAAATTTGGAACTTGGTGATTATGTAAGTGCAAGCTTCGATGGTACAAATATGATGGGAGAGAAATCAATAGTAGTTGCCGCAACAACTGATTCGGAGGGAACTAAAGTCACAGGTGGAACATATTGCGGAATATATTCGGGTCTTTATTATAGTGTGTTTGATTCATATGCGGGTGTTAATGATATGATTGAAACATTAACAACTGCTAATAAATCTGATGCTATCGTGTCCATTTTCATGATGCCTAAGGCTTTCGTAGGTGATATAGGTAGTTCAGCTAAAACTTATGATATAACTAAACCTATGAAACTCGATGCTATAAATGGATATGTTCCTAAAAATAAAAAGCTATTTACACATCCATATAATTTTATGTATGTTTCTAACATGCAAGGTACTTCCGCTGAATTCCATTATGAATATTTTGATGCTACTTCATGTACTTTTGGACTAGCCGCGGACATGTCATGTAATTCCCAAGTAATATTATATCCTCAGAATTACAAAGGGATCTCAGCGAACTTCAATGAGAAAATTGTGTTAGATGGTTTTCCCCAATGTGCATATACTACAGATTCTTTCAAAGCTTGGCTTGCTCAAAATGGAGCAAGTACCGCTGTTAGTATGTTAGGGTCAGCATTAACGACTGGTGTTGGTATGGCTACTATGAACCCTATGGTCGCCGCTTCTGGTGCTATTGGAATTGCGGGGACTCTTGCAAGAAGTAGCGCTACCGCTTCACAACCTAGACAGGCACACGGTGCAAGTGGTTCAACTGCTAACTTTGCTATGGGGATTAAGGATTTTGCATTTATGCAAATGAGTATTAGAAAAGAATATGCACAAATTATTGATGAGTATTTTTCTATGTATGGATATGCAACTCACAGAGTTAAAGTTCCAAATATAAAAGGTAGACCATCATGGAATTATGTGAAAACATTAGAAGCGAAAATTGTTGGAAGTGTACCTTTTGGAGACATGGTTAAAATTAAAGAAATGTTTAATAGTGGTGTCACTTTTTGGCATGGTGATTTTGTAGGCGACTATACAAGAAATAACAATTAAGGGGTGATAAAGTGAGTAGAAAGAAAAGACAACAAACGGAAACTATGATGTTAAATAGTCAAACCTATCTAGATTATTATAATAGATTAAAAGAACTTGCATTAAATGTATTTGAATGGGAAAACCTTCCAGATTCGGTTGATGAAAGATTCTTAGAGTTAGTTCTATTTGAGTATGGATACTGTGCATATTTCAATGATGAATTATTGGGTGACTTAGCTTTAACTTGTACAATAGGCGGGCAACTTGATGTATATAGAGTTCCAACTCAGAGAAGAGCATACGCTACAAATGGTTATAATAAACAACTAACAAATAAGGATAGCGTATTAATCTATAATAATTACTTACGCACACCTACCGATATGACAATAAGATTATTTGCACGTAGATTATATGAAATTGAGAGGAGTATAGATGTAAACGTAAAAAGTCAAAAGACTCCTGTTTTAATTACTTCCAGTGAACAACAACGTTTAACAATGAAAAATTACTACATGCAATACGATGGAAATGAACCCTTTATCTTTGGTGACAAACATATGGATTTTGAAGGAATGCAAGTATTCAAAACTGATGCTCCTTTTGTAGCTGATAAGTTACAAATATTAAAACATCAAATTTGGAATGAAGCACTTACTTTTTGTGGAATTGAAAACTCCAACCAAGATAAAAAGGAAAGAATGGTTTCGGATGAAGTAGGCGGAAATTATGGTAATATTGAAGCTCAACGGAATGTTATGCTTAATGCAAGAAGACAAGCAGCTGAAAAAATAAATAGAATGTTTGGTACTAATATTGAAGTATCCTTTAGAAGTAATTTACAGACGATGGTTAATATAGAAAACGTAGAACCACTAGATGATTTCTATAGCGAGGAGGGAGAAACAGGTGAGCGTATACACGACACAAGTAAGATGGATAGTTGAGAACTATACACAAAAATTTGAAGGTTTTCCCATTAGTCAAAGAGTTACGGAGTCACTACCAAAAATATTTAACTTTCAATACCCTATATGGGATGAAAGTTATAGAAGAACCTTAGAAAAAAAGATTATAATGCACTATTTTAATAAAGAAATAGGACTTGAAACGGTAGAATTATGGAAATTTTATTTAGAGGAAAGATTGAACCTTATCATGCCTTACTATAATGAAATGTATAAAACAGTATCTAAAGATTTTGATTTTTTAACAAGTTATAATATGGTTGAAGATTATGGAAGTGAAGGAACTAATAAATCTAATAGTAATAGTAATAGTACTGGAAATAATAAATATTCGGATTCATCCGATTCAAATACAATAAGTGATACACATAATGAAGTTACTGAAAATAGTAATACAACAGGTTCTGAAAATGATAAAAATAAAATTTTAAAATCTGACCTTCCACAAGCAAATTTTGCTGGAAAAGATTATGGTACTAACTTAGATGAAAGTGAAGGTACTAAGAATAATAGTGTAGATACTACTAGTAAATCAAACAATGATACTAAAACAAATGTATCCACTAATACAAGTAGCAATTCAAATAATGATAGTATAAACAAAGCTTCAATGGATTCTACTGGAAATAATACAGAAAAATATAAAAGAAATACAAAAGGTTACAATGTGAGTCCAAGTCAATTAAATTTAGAGTATAGAAAAAGTTTAATTAATATCGATAACATGATTATAAATGAATTGTATGATTTATTCATGTTAATTTACTAGGAGGTGTATCTATGAATGAAATGATGCAAAGAATGCAATTTTGGTGTCAAAAGGTTTTACCATTAGTTTATGATGATAGTCTTAGTTACTATGAATTACTGTGTAAAGTTGTAGATTATCTTAATAGAGTTATAGACAATGAAAATGATTTAAATAAAACAGTATTGCAAAATATTAAAGATATAGAACAACTTAAATTAGATATTAAATTTTTACAAGATGAAATGAACAAAGTTAAAAATGGTGATTATGTAAGTCTATATTTAGATTCGATTATAAAATGGATAGATGAAAACTTAACAGAATTAGTAGCAAGAATTGCAAAATTTGTATTCTTTGAACTTGATGACTGTGGATACTTTAATGCAATAATACCATCTAATTGGGAATGTATAGATTTTAGCACTACTGAAAAGGGTGAACTAGTTTTAAAATATTAAGGAGGGGATGTAATGCAATGTACAATAAATAATGGATGTGATAGTAACATTTATTCAACATGTAATCCTAACACTAGAAAATACATTGGTACAAGATATGTTCCACAGTTAGAAGGTTTTCATGACTCAAATAGAGAATATGAAAATTTTTCTATAGTAACTGACGATAAAAATAATAGTTACACATCTAAGAAAAATGTTCCTGTGGGGATAGCTCTTACAGATACAAACTACTGGGTTCAAACTGGTAACTATCAAGCAGGCATAGAACATATTAGCACTGCTTTATCAGAACACATAAAAGAGAGTGATCAAGATTTTAAAAATATTGAAGATAAATTAGTAGAATTAAACACAATTGTTAGCAGTGGATTTGATAGTACTAATGTCAAAATTGAAAAAATAGAAGATACAAATAACACTGAACACCTTGAAATGAAAAATGCTATTAGTAATATTACAAGTGAACTTAATAATATGAATGATTCTCATGAAAAAAGATTAACAGTGTTAGAAGATGTTAGAGAATATATGTGTCGTACTGAAACGGTAGGACGTAATTTATCTATAAGTTGCAATACTGGTGGTTTTACCACTTTAGAAATAACTCTAACCGTTAGTGAATATAAAGATAGTGGTTTCTATGCTATCGATATAAGAAAAAGATATTGTGATGTTAATTATGTGATGAAAACATTGAATGTATTAAAAGAAGATATAATATATGAAAAAACACCCGATTTTGTGACTTATACATCGTCTGTAGATGTCGATAATGTGACTTCTTTGGTAGTTTGTAATACTGACGGAAATTATAGCGCTACAGTTAGGATAAGGGGGGTAAATATATGATACAGAAAAATATATATAAAGGTAGAAGATATGTTCCATTGGTTGATGGAATATGGGATGTAAAGAAAAGTTATGAAGCATTAACAATTGTTTTGTGGCAAGGAAATAGTTATACATCAAAGAAAGATGTTCCTAGAGGTGTTTATATTGGAAATGAGGAATATTGGGTTTGTACTGGTAATTATAATGCACAGGTTGAAATGTATAGACAGGAAGTTAAAGGTTTTAACTCAAAATTATGTAAACTAGATACTCAAGTTCAAGAGATAGTAATTAATATTACAAAATATAAATGTAAAACAAACGATTGGAATGAAGCTTTCGATTTGGCTTATGCCGCACTACCTGAATATGGTGGAACAATTCTTATACCTTATAGTATTGAAATTTATAGAAGTATAGATTTAATCGCACTAGGTACAAAGAAAGTTATGATTATTGGACATGGTAAAATGAATAATCCAGGTACGCAATATAATAGTGTCATCATAAAAATGGGTGATTTTGACGGCATTGTTTTAGGTAACGGATGTGGTATGAAGAATATCAGTGTAAGTCGCAATTTAACTAAATTAGATAATCATGACGGAATACATGTGTCTGGTATAACATGTACGTTAGAAAATGTACAAGTAAATCAACAAGGAGGAAATGGAATTAGAGTTGGTTCTAAAACAGATAGAGGAAAGTATAACTGTAATATAGGTCGTTTCACAAATGTAGGTAGTTATAAAAATAATGGATGGGGTGTTGTTGTTCGTGATGATTTCGCAAAGGGAATAAATACATCTGATGCAAACGCTCTTGTATTCATAGCTTCAGATATTAGAGACAATGAAAAAGGTGGTATTTTATTTGAGAAATGTATGGATAATCAAATGTATTCACCAAACTCTGAAGTAAATAGAGGTGAAGCGGGAATTAAAGTTGGTGAAGAGACAAGCGGTATTGCTATTTATAGTTCATACACAGAAAATCCAAAATGTTTACATGATATACTATTAACGGCTGAATCAAAGGATAATATAGTAATGGGTTTTAGGAGTGGTATAAACAATGATAGAATAACAGATTTAGGGTTAGGTAATTATGTTTTAGGAAAACTTGGAAGTAAATTCCGTGGATATTACTATAAGAATATAATTAATGGTAGAGGATTAAATATTTGTAAACCAGAGACAATAGGATATTTTTCTATACAACAAGAGGATAATAATAGTCTAAGTATCATTTCTGGTGGTGGTGCGGGAAAATATGTAACCTTAAAATCTAACACAAGTGAAGTTGATGTAGGTTTAGTATTAAAAGATATGGTTATAGGGGGTAAGGATAAATTAAATAGTGTTAGATTAAGACCACAAGTTACAACAGTACAAACAACTATACCCCCAACTTCAAGTGTATTTGCAAATAGAATAGCTACCGATATAAAAGTTAGTGATTTAGTCATTCTTAATCCTTATACAAGTTTACCCTCTGGTGTGACATTTTACGCTACTTGCGAAATCGATGGTAACGTAAAAATAACGATGGTAAATACTACTCAAAATACAATTGTAGTTCCCGATATGAACTGGAAATGTTTAGGAATTAGTGTAACCACATTAAGGTAAATAATACCTATTACATTCCTTATAATTATTTTATTATATTGAATGTATGTGTTATAATTATTTGATTATATTGAATGTTATATAAGAAAAAGAGAGGTATTACCCCTCTTTTTCTAGTTTCTATTTTAAAATTATTTGTATATATTTATAATCTCCACAATATGACCAATCTATATTTGCTTTTATTTTCTTTAAATAAGGTAATACTTTATCTCTATCTAAAGATTTTATAAATATTATATCTTTATTTTCTATATGGGTTTTATTTTGCTCATATTGAATTGAATTTTTATCTAAATATATTTTAATTTTAGATATCATATTAACACCTCATATTTTGATTATTTTCTAATTCATCCTTTAAGCTACTTGTCCAACATAATAAACAATCACCGCAACATGTCTTGTGAACCTTTACAGTGGGACAGTTATCATATGCTAATTTAAGTGATTTATATAATAGTTGTTTAAATTCTTTATTCATTACTATAACTCCTTTTGTATTGTATTGTATTGTATTGTATTGTATTGTATTGTATTGTATTGTATTGTATTGTATTGTATTGTATTGTATTGTTTATATTGTTTATATTAGTAATATTAATATACGGCTATTGTTTAGAAACAATAACCATATATATCATAGCAAGCATTTATTGTAGCTTCTAACATGTTTTCAAGTTCATCTTTCTTTGAATTAACTCTTACATAATAATTATCATATCCACCTTTAACAATGTATTTATCTTTTAACACAATAAACTCACAATATTGTTTACTTGTTTGTTCGTCTTGTTTATTATAAAATGCTTCATGTTGTATTCTTTTGATTTCATTTTTTAATTCTTGTCTAGTCATTGGTATTACCTCTTATCTTTCTTTTAATAATTATTGTTTTCTCTTAAACTACCTTCATTATAACACAACTCGATACGATACTCAATACTTTTACTACATTTCACTTGACTAATATTTATTTAATTTGTAACCACATGTTTTGTAATGAGAAGTTTTGTAATGAGAATAATTGTAATGAGAAGTTTTGTAATGAGAATAATTGTAATGAGAAGTTTTGTAATGAGAATAATTGTAATGAGAAGTTTTGTAATGAGAATATTTGTGTTCGTACGTTCTTGCAAAAGTTGTCGATTGAAATGGGGAAAGTTGTGTCTGAGAGGGCGTCTCAATTACTTT